AGCCATTGTCTTTACCTATTAAAACTAATGACGCATCAGCAGGTACAGATATTGTGCTGGCTATTTTTACATAGTTTGATCCAGCATCTACACTTATTTCAGCAGTAACATCAGCAGCGTTAGAACCATCTATATTTGCAATCATAACTGTATTTATTTTAGCTACATGTTCTACACTAGTTTGAACAACAACTGCTCTACTTGTTGTTATTGCTCCAACAACAATTTTAGGTGTAATTGTTGCTACATTAATTATATTTGGAGTTGCCATTTACCTTTTCCTTTTTACTATCCAAACACTATCGCCATAGCAATAGCAAAACCTTTAGTTGCAGCACTACCAGCAGCGTAAGTTTTTACATCTGAGGCAGGAATAGTTTTCATCGTTCCACCATCATTAACTACAAACCCATCTGCATCTGCCACTGTTATTGAACCACCAACAGAAGTACCACCATCTAGTAAATTTAGTTCTGCAGTAGTAGCAGTAACACCATCAAGTATGTTTAGTTCTGTTGCTGTTGATGTTACACCATCAAGTATATTTAACTCTGCAGCAGTAGAAGTAATAGATGTACCAGCTATTTGTAGTGTTGTTGCATTTACTTCTCCTGATGATCCATAAATTACTGCCTTACTATTTACTATTGTTCCTGCAGAAGAACCATCTACTAAATTAAGTTCTGTTGCTGTAGAAGTTACACCATCTAAAATATTTAACTCTGCTGGTGTAGAAGTAATTGCAGTGTTACTTGCTGCAGCTAAAACAGGGATTGTGCCACTTTGATTAGGTAGATTAATGGTACGATCTGCTGTAGGATCAACAATAGTAAGTGTAGTCTCGTGTGCATCTGCTGTAGCACCCTCAAACACAACAGCGTTTTCTGCGTTCATCGTTACTGTATTTACAACTGTAGAAGTACCACTGACTGTTAGATTACCTGATACTGTAAGGTTGTCAGCTACTGTTACTTCTGAAGTGCTATGTCCTAATGTAATAGCTGTACCAGATATACCTGTGCCTATAGATACAGACTCACTACTGTTAGCAGTGTCAATTATAAGGTAAGCATCTGATCCTTGTTTGATTGTCAATGCTGTAGCTGAGTTGTCAGATACTGCTACGTTGATGTCTGTGCCATCAGCACTAATAGAGTCAAGTGCAATGTCACCTACGTTAGTAATGTTATTGTCACCAAAGCTAGTGTTATCTCCAAAGGTTTTATTTGTTAAGGTATCTGTTGATACAAGAGATACTAAGGTAGAACTAGAACCTGCAGGTAATAGCATAGTGTTTGTTACACTAGCAGAGTGTGGTTGTGCCTGTAAAAGCTGACCATGACTATTAGCTTCACAGTTAAACTGTATAGCACCAGCATTAGAATTACCTCTAACTGTTACATGACCTGTACCTTTAGCTTCTATTTCAAGATCAATATTAGAGTCACCACCCGTAGTAGATAACTTAGGTGCGTTACCTGTGGCAGCATTAGTTACGTCAAACTGATTGACTGCAGAACTTGTAGTTTGAAAGATAATCTGTTCGTTACCGTTTTCATCACCAATAAAGTGTGCATCATCTATAAGTATATTATGTGAGTTAGTATCTAAGTTACCACCTAGCTGTGGTGTTGTATCTTCTACTACATTAGATATGTTACCAGCAACACCAGTACCTGCAATAATAGCACTACGTGTAATCTTTTTAAGTCCACCACCAGAAGTATCTACAGCTAAAAGGACATCATCATCTGCTGCTGTGCTAATCTCTGATAGAGAAGTTACTAAGGTAGGATTAAAGTTTGTACCGTCAGCAATAAGCAAAGCACCAGCAGTGTTAGTAGCCATAGTTAGATCATCACCACTAATGGTTAGATCACCTGCTAGTGTAGCATTAGCTCCACTAAATGTCAAGGCTGTAGTTGTACCTGACTTAATGACTAAGTTGCCAGAACTATTTGTTAGTGATCCATAAGTTGTACCTGCATCCTTTACAAATACATCTCCACCATCAGCATCTAGTATAATGTCTCCTGCTACATCGACAGTAAGATCACCAGAAGATAAATCTATTTCTGTTCCATCTATAGTTATGTTATCAATAGACACTCCTGCATTAGCAGTTATAGCAGAGCTAAATGTATCTAATGCACCTTCAAAGTATGTTTCAAAATCTGTAAGTGCGACCTGTACCATAGTACCATTATCATTAACAACAACTCTATCTGCATCAGCTAGTGTAGTTGAGGTTGCAGATGTATCACCATCTAAAATATTTATTTCAGTGGTTGTGACAGTTGCACCATCAAGTATTTCTAACTCAGCTTCTGATATACCTGCACCACCTATTGTAAGTGTGCCTGAAATATCTACATTACCATTTATATCAATAGTTGTAGCAGCAATTTGTATCTCTGAGTCTGCTACAAGATCAAGCTGCCCATCAGTGCTAGAATTAATGTAAATAGCAGTATCACGAAACTGTATTTTTTCTGTAGATGCAATAAGTAAATCATCTGAAAACTCAAAGTAGTCTTCATCTTCCATCCACTTTAATTCACCATCATTAGTTTCACCGTCAAAAGTTATTGTAATATCTGTACCAGATGAACCGTCACCTATGGTAATTCCTGTACCTAGTAGTTTAGTTACAGGCCCACCTTCACCTGTTGTACCATCGTGAGTGTGTCCTGTGCTAGAAGCAAATGCAGCAAGAAGCTGGTCAAACTCATTGTTAGTATCAGATGCTTGAATTATGTCACCGTCTGTATACGTAGACTGTCTTGTATATGTCGCTCCCATTAGCGTCTAGCTCCTAATTGATATTCTAACTGAAAACCTTTAAGTGAGTAGGGTGCAGTTTCTCCACCATCATCTACTTTTAATGCAACAGTAAATCCTGATCCCTCTACAGATTGTCTTACCAAAGGTTGTGTACTACCACCATAAACAAACTGTGTGGTAGATGAAGAGGTACTATAAGTAGCAGTGCCATATTGTGCAGCAACCTTAGATGTATCTAGTGCATATGCAGCAGGTCTTGGTGAATCAACACTTTCGTTATCATACCTTAAAAATAAATCTGCGTCAATAGCAGCTTCTGGTTTAAAGTTAAGAATAACTCTTTGCATATGTTTTCTTATACCAGAGTCACCAAAACTTAAATCAGGACTTCTATATCTTCCAAATATAACTGTCTCGTTAAATGTATTACCTTTTTCTTGTCTGTGTACAAATCCATCAAATGATCCATGTAAGACAGTTACATCTCCTGCGTCTACAAAGGTATCAGTACAAGATGGTCTTATACCAAGTATCTCAGCAAACTCATACTTGTCTCCCCTCATAACACAGATAACACCTCTTGTTAAATTATCTGCCACAGTTTCTTTTGTAAAGAATATTCGATACTGTGTTTTATCAGGTATAACTACACTCTCAAATAAAGAGGAGTCAATTATATTTTTATCAAACAAAGACTGTACATTCTTAGATATTGTACCAAGTTCAACGTCACCAATCCTTGCAGTACCAGCAACAGTTCTCAAACCATCAGGGCCAAGAAAGATTAAGTCACCTGCAAATTCCTGTATTGTGTCTCCGTTTACACAACCAATGTTTCTTGTAACTGGTTCTATTACAAAGTTAGATAATGATGATCCTGTCAGTTTAAATATTCTGTTTTCACAAAATATAAATAAATTACTACGAAAGACTTTTAGTCCTACAATAGTATCATCTACTTTAATAGTACCTGCACCATCTGCAGACTGAAACCCATCTTCATCGAATGGCTCACTAAATACCAATGTCTGTGGTGTTGTAGACTTACCAGCATAAAACATATGATTTCTAAATGCAGCTACAAACTTAGAGCCAGCAACTGAACTTTCACTAATATCTGTAGCACTCAAAGATGTATTAAATATAACAGGAGCATTAGTACCGTCAACAAATAATATTTTATCATTACCATCAAAGTTATATCTTTCAAAAGAATACTTAGATGCACTAGTTCTACCTGTATCTATCTCTGTCCAACTAGAGGGAGACACTACAGTATCAAAGAGGTGAGTAGCTGCAGTGGTACTAGAGGTTGCCCTTGTCACACCTGTAAAGGTTGTACTTGTAACACCAGTGTAAGTAAACAGTTCTGAGTTAATTTGTATTGTACCACTAGATGCAAACCCTGCAGTAGAGTCAACAGTAACTGTACCAGAACCTGTCATACTTGTAGTTGAAGTTATAGTTAGTCCTAGTTCTGTAGATGCAGCAGAAAATATTTTTTCTCCTCTAGCTGCTAATACTTTATCTGCAAAACTAGAAACCATCAAAACTTTTTCACCAGAACCAGAAGTCTGTGGCACTATGGGGTAAACAAACTTACGAAACCCATTAACTCTTCTGTAACCACCCTCAAGGTCAGGCTCAAAGTTTTCTAGAACTAAGGCTTCACCAGGTTGCATAAGAAAAGTGGACCTGTTTAAAACTAGCCCACCCTCACAGTTAAACGCTGCTGGTTGTACCTGAGAACTATCTGGCATTAATTAACAACTCCAGAGATAAAATTCATAGATGATCCTGGTCTAGTTATAACAGAAGACCTTACATAGTCATACTTATTAATAAGTAGACTTTGCATATTCTTTATACCTTGCTCAAACCTTTCAAAGTTTAATTGATAGTTACCCTGTTCTCCACGATACATATAAACATATGCTGTAGCACCATCTACAATAACTGGTTTAAATCTATCTGGTATAGATGTAGTGTCTCCATGTGCAGACAAATCTGATGGAAATGTATAATAGTCAAATACTAATGTATACTGTTTATCTGGATAAGGATAAAGAATATAATTATTATCTGGACCACGCACAATTTGTCTTGGTACTCCCCCACCTTCAAACTGTGTTACCGTAACTCCACTAGCATGTATAGCAGCAGTTGTACTATTTGCACCTCTAGTGCATCCTGTAATATCATTACCTGTTATACCTGTGTATGTAACCTCTTCCCCACCAATATAAACTTTACCAGAAGAATCAAACCCTGTTGTAGATGTAAGGGTAAGAGTTGTTACAGAAGCAGAGTGAGAACCATTAAGAGTTGTACTAGCTATATCATCCTCTTCATTAGCATAGTCATTGTCAATATATTCATAGTAATTTAAGTTACTAAGATTACCACCTGTTGCATTTACAGTTGTATCTTTCTTAATCCTAGCTGTACTGTAGTCTAAAGACTTTGTATCTGTTGGTACACTGTATCTAGCTACACCTGGAGTTAGTGTCGAACTGTTACTAGAATGGTTAAAAGAATAACCAAACTCTCTTTGGTTAATAAATCTTATAGCATCATTAACTGCATTTTGACACTGTATTTGAATACCCCTAGCTGCACTAAAGTTACTAGAGGTAAGCACCACTTCATTCATTCTTGTTATAACATCATTTGTTAATGTTAAAAAGGTAAGTGCCATTATAATTCCTTTAGATAAGCTAAAGGGGCCAGCTTCAGCCAGCCCCTAAAGTTATTATGCAAGTAGATCACGATCCACTTCATTAGCAGAGCCTGACTGTGATACTTCGTCCATAAGGACGCACACCGCAAATACACGGATAATACCACCAGTAATAGTTCCACTAGATGCCTGAATCTCTACATCAAGAGTATCTGCTGATGCAGTAAATGCTGGTACATTAGCAACAACACCACTTGATAAACCTGCAGGTGGAGTAATATCTCCTACTGAAGCCCCATCTAAGTCGAATGACGCAGCAAATAAATCTACGTCTGTTCCTGTAATACCAACGTGAATAGCAGAGTCAGTAGTAGTACCTGTCATAGCAGTGACAACTTTGAAACCTGCGTACAGGATCATAGTGTTTGCAGGAACAGCAATAGCTTCAATGATGTCATTAGCCGCTAAAGCAGTACCACCGTTTTGTAGGATTGCATCTGCAAGATCAATATCATTTTGCAGAGTTACCAAGCTGCCACGAAGCTGCTTGTTACCTGTACCGCCATTATTGGAAGTAGAGGCTGAGTTCGTGCTCATTTCAATAGTAGCCATAATTCAATCCCCCCTTACGCTGCGTTATACTTGGCAGTTACGATAGCTTCTGGACGAAGAATCTTTCTGCCGTATAGATGCATACCACGAACAATGTCAGCAAAGCTGTCAGGGTCACGATATGTTTCAGTCTTGCTGATCTGCTCTGCAGTTGCTACAGCAGAATCATGTCCAGCAACAATCACACCAATCTTT